GTAAATAGGTCAAGATCACTTTTATCCAATACAACTACACAATCATCACCGTCGTTGACTAAGGTTGCATCAACCTGTAGTTCGTCAAACGTGTATTTCATAATGCAGCACATTAGGATTACATTCCCAAGGGATGTGTCCATATCCCCAGACATTCTTTTGCCTGAGACAACGTACTCTATGCTCCCATCCTGACAAACTCCTTTGCATCTATTCCTCAACTGGTTCTTCAGACACCATTCAAACGATTGTTTTTGGTTCTTAGTTAAGTGAGATGTTAGAATGCGGTAGAGGGAGTGTGTGAATTTGAGTGCGTCGACGGAGACGTGCTGATCGAAGCGCTTAGCATCTAAGCCCACTGCAACAGGGTTGCGGTACTTAGTCCAAGCATCCTTCATCATCTTTCCGCGCTGGGCTGCATTACATCCTTTGGCAACCACTTTGTAGCCGAAGAGCTTTTCCAAGCCCTGATATATCGGCTTCTCCAAAGGGGCGATGTAAACACCGAAATACAAGTTAAACTTAGGGTCGCGAGGTGATATTACTCGCGGCACCCCAGGCTTCACCTTTTCGTATTTGACGAAGATTTTCACGTCAGCGTCCTTCTTGCAGATTCCTTCCTCCATCAATTTACTCTTGGCATTGGTATACAAGATACGCTTATGGTCAGAGTACTTATCGATGAATTGATCGTAGGTCATAGGACTTACTCTCATGGTGTTCCTCGCAAGTTTGTTACGGACGGCGCGTAGTCGGGAGAAGTCACGTGGTTCTACAGGAGGAACGAAGTTTCCTTCGCTATCCTTCACATAGAACACTCTCTCCAACACTGCCTTCGTCAAATTCGTTATGTTGCTATTGTATGTCACAATAGGTTTATTGTTTCCCCCCGAAACAATATGGTAAGTGCGTGGCTTCATATAGCCACGCTTCGGCTCCCAAGTTTTAACGGCAACACCTACACGGGGGGCGGAGCTTGGCGAGGTTGTGGTACCACTCACTGTGTATACCTTCCTCCCACCCCCGTCGTTGCCGGGTACACCTGGGCACCATCAAGCGCGGCTTGAGGTTAGCCAACTGAGGAAACCCCCAGCCGGCTGTCTCATAGCCGCGCGTTCCGCCGAATAAATCTCGGCGGCTTCTTGTCCAGCGTC